AATACTCAACCTCTGTAACACCGGTAGGGCAAGTCCACGTAGAGGTAGCCGTAAAGGTTTGGACGATGGTGTAGCCAGAGACAGGCCAGATGCCTTGTTGTTTGGCGATAAGCTGTTCCATCAAGGACCAGACGCCTTTAGCCGAAGATGTAGTCGGTATGTTTGCTGGGCCGATAATCCCGCCGTTACCTCGTGGCATAACGACTCCTAGCTAATGTCTTCGTAACTGCAAACGATCTTCAGATCAGACGCTGTGCCAGCCGTAGCACCTAGTGACGTATTTTCCTCAAGATAAACATAAGCGTCTTTATCAATCACCACCAGCGTCGCGTCTGCCGGTACTGAAACCGTCGAAGCAATCGGTGTTGCCGTACCGCCCAAAGCCGCAGCCGAGTAGTAATTAATTGTGATTTCAGCGTTACTCACTCCATCCACGTTGGCTACATAAAGTGCATTAATCTTCAACACCTTGCCAGATGATGCAGCGTTGCTAAGAATCGAAGTGGCCGAGGTTGTACTCAAATCCACCGTCACAGTCTTACCATTAATCGTGGTCGGTGATACTAAATTCGGTGCTGCCATGTTTTATCCCCAAATCATTGCTGGCATGATCCCGCCGCCGCTAGCTACAGGCAGTGCTCCGGGAGAAGAGTTCACAACAAGCCATTTGGCATTACTAGGAATTGTGACCGCAACACCAGAAGCAATCGTTACCGGACCAACCGATATACCGTTATATCCAGCCGTCAGTGTGTAGTTACTTGATATGGTTTGTTTTGACTCAAGGATCGTGGCAGATCCTGCCGCCGCAGCAGATATAGTCGTTGTGCCATTACCAGGGGTCAGCGTGATGTTCGCCCCAGCCGTCAACCCGTAAGCCGAACGCCCAGCAGGATAAGTTACAAAGACGTTTTTGGTTCCGGCACCGAAGTTAACCAAGCTACCCGAGTTACTCGATGATAGTACCGTCGTCCTACTGAGCGTTGTCCCAGAGGCTGTGTACGTCCCTATCCCAACTTCCCAGTTGGAACCGGATTGGTCTGCGATAGTGTAAAAAGTAGTGTTCCCGTCCCCAATGGCGGAAAACGATTGAAACCCAGTTGCAGCACCAGCTAGGGTTATTGTCCCCGTGCCAGTGCTGGTCGTAGTTTCCTGTACACGATCTGCGACGACAAAAGCCATATCATGCTGACAAAGTGAACTGGTACGTTACCTGAAGCGTATCCCCGTTCACTACAGCCCGTGACGACGAGAAATCACCCGCAGAAAACAGTGTGCCGGTTGTGCCACTTTTTGTGCTATCACTTGTTAAGAAAGCGCCAAAAATTGTGGTTGTGCCATTGATATTAAACACCGCTTTGTTAGCCGAATTAGTTACAACGGATGGAGACGCTGTCGTAGCAGCGGCAAAGTTAGCTATCGGCCTCGTTGAATCGCTATACGTCACGTTTTCTGTCCAGCTTGCATGGGATGCCATAGTATCCGCAGCGACAGGAGTGCCTGTATTTTTAAGCCCGATATACCAGGTTGCAATTGTTGTTACTGCATCAAGGCTATTCGCCATGAACTGAAGGCCGGTCGAAACAACCAAGTTTTTGGCTTGATCCTTCCACTTCAAATTACCGTCCTTGTCATAGCATTCAAATAAATAAATGCCACTAGCTAGCGCAACGTTTTCCTCGGTGGGGCGTGCTACCAATCCGCCCGTATAAATATCTTTAACTCTGCTGTTTTCCATCATGCAATCCTTAATATTGAATCAGTGGCGCCCATGGGCGGGAAAGTTATGGTCAAATCTTGACCGGTTTTTGTTACCGTAGAACCGAAGTTTAAAACACAAACCGCCCGATTTCCATTCGTTGAGTTGTAAATCAGAGCGCCAGCACATGTCAACGTTACATTGCTGAATGTTAGGTCGTCAAACGACCAATATCCTGTAAGACTTGCTGAAAGGGGCGTGATGTTTGTGAGTGCAAGGCCGCCTGCCGAATAATTGGTTCCACTGGCTTCACCTTGCGTGGTGTAGGTTTGGGTATCTGCACCGAGATTGGCAGTTGCGACGTACAAGGCGAGCTTGAAAACATTTCCAGTGCTCCTCGTAAAATTGTGCAGCCCCTGCGCAACCTCCGCCTTGAAGCTTGTACACATGGTTTGCACAATCGCCATTACACAACCTTATCCTGTACCTGGCCCTTGCGGTATTGATCCTGGCGCTCAAGACCATCACCAAGACGCTTGGCCAAGATTAATGTCTCTTTGTACTTGTTGTTGATATTGGCTATTTGATCTGGCTCAGCCTTCATGAAGGTAGCCGCCTCAATCAATGAGCCATATAACAGTACCGTATCAAAGTTGTCACCAAGCCATGTCGTTGTTGCGTCAACATTCCCGGCGGTAATTGATGTTGGGTAATAGAAATAATGCAGCTCTATCGTATAAGCAATATCTGGCGTGGGGCCAAGAATAAATACCAGTTTGTTCGGAGCATTTGGATAATCCGGCCCAAACAAAGCATAGCAATAAGGCAATCCTGTATTACCTGCGCCCGTAGGAATCGGGAATGATTCTCTAATAAAGTTAACGTCTTTATTGAGCAGGTAGTGATACCTTCCATTTGGCTCTATGACTGCCATAGAGTATGGGGCCAAGAAATCAGTTGGGGCCTGTAAGTACCTATTGTTAGCACTACACTGGCCGGTGACATTCTTTCTCAGACTGGCGAATTGGACCGCATTGTAAATACGCTCTTCTGCTTGCGTAACAAATGCCGTCAAGCTATCCGTGGAGAACGTCGTCTCCATGTAATCCTGAATCTGTGTCTTCAGGTCACCCCAGTTCACGCCATCGGCCCCCGGCACATCGTGCCCTTAGTCGCTGCACCTGCACCACGCATTTTAATACCATTTGTCTTGATTGGCTTATCAAGCTTGTTGGTATACGCGCCTACGCTCATGGCAATCGTATTGGTGCTGCTATGGTCCGGTCCAGACCCTGGGTTCTCAGAAGCCCTGGTCTTTTTCCCATCCATCGTGTGCGGCTCTGCATATACCGACGCAGGGCCAATCTCCTTGCCACCACGCTTCATAGAGTACTTAGCCATCACTTCATTCCTTGGTTTCTTGCCCTAGCCATGTTGCGCCCCATCTTGCGCATCATCTCGCCAGTAGGCCCACCTTTGCGTAACTTCTTAACGTCAGCATCTGGGTGAGCCCCTTTGCCCTTTGCCATATGTTTCTTGAGTGCTTCCATCGGTTTCATATCAAACTCCTATGCGACAGTAACTGAGTTTACAAGTCCTTGTGGCACCAAGTGATTGGGCGTTAAGGCTGCGTCAAACGATCGTGAACCACCTACTGGGTTAAATCCCCACTCTATTACCCTACTTCCATCCAAAGGCACACCCGTATAAAGAGGGTTTGTTCCTACCGTATAGTTTGTCTGTAAACCGTTATAGCCTGACTGATAGTAAGAATTTGAATCGGTCCTTGGATTTCTTACAGCCTGTGGATCGTTAACTGGATACATGCCAAGCTGCAATTGCGGCTGATCAGGCTCCCAGCATTCTGGACATACCAGTATATTGACATTTTTTGTCTTAATTGTCAGCGGCTTAAGCTGTTTAAGCTTATAGCGAAAGTTGCACCTATCGCACTGGGCGATTGCAAACTTACCACTGGCAAACTGATTTGGCATTAGAAGTTCACACCTAAGAATGACTGCCTTGGTACAAACCTAATAGGCGCCTTCTCGCGATCCTCTGATGATGCAAGATCCCAAGCTTCATCATATTGAGCTTTGAGCATAGCCATCCGCTCCAACCCACCATCCACCTTCATGGATAGCTTGTAAGCTAAGCCTGCAATCATCGCCTCTTGAAATCTGTACGGAATATCTTCAACGTTCACACCATTGCCTGCGTCCTGCATCCTTCTTAGGCGCCAGTACACCAACGTGTAGTACGGATTGCTGATCGTTCCTTGATCCGGGGCCGGCCATACCGTGACGTTGGGAAATTGTGTATTACTTACCGCATCACCGGATGTATGCGATGCAGCCGTCGTGTTGTTCTGACCGCGCAATACATTGTTCAGCGTTGCATAAGTCGAAGCACCCGTTGCCACATTCTCAGCTTGGGTTGCAGTTCCGTAGTAATAAATTGTTTCCGTACCAATGTTTGCATATCCTGCATATGGTATCCCCTCGACGCTAGACATCGGTACTGTCGTAGCTGAGGATGAAATATTAGCTGCAAGCGTTGCATTAAATACATACGTTTGACCGCCCTGTCTGTCGATGTAAATTTGGATTGGCCGGCCGGTGGCGAGCTTGTTCGGGATGGTTGAGTATGTACTGACCGAGATGCGACTGATATTGATGTCGGTTTGATTTTGGCTTACCCCAGTACGGACAATAGTTTCCACCAGGTCCACTGTGTTTATTGGAAGCGGGTAGGTAATCTGATTGGCGTACAGAGGAATGGCTCCCTGCTCCATCGTCCACAAATTAATACCGCGGTTTGCCCATTCGGTAATTAGCAGGTTTAGCGAACGCCGGGCTGTCCTTAAGTCATACCCAGATCGCAACTCTTTCCCGCAGCGCTCGTACGCCTCCTCAACCATCTCATTGAGGTTGGGATCGAACGTAGTGGTTCCGGTGGTATAGGCCATTATGATTTCCTTGCCGCCCGCATATTATCCACGAGATTTGGATAGGGTCGACCCGCAGCTTTTGCCATAGCCTTTGCTTTAGATTTCTTTTGCGGGCTCATTGGTTTTGATTTGCCGAGGCTTTTTGGCCTTGGCTTGTTCCATACCTCACCGCCCTCAGCAAATTGCTGAAAGTCTGTATCATCCCGCCGCCTCTTTGTCTTGGCTTTGGGCATTTTACTTGGGCTGATTGCCCCCATTCCCCGGCTGGCTAGCATTATCAAAAGCTCCTACAAGTGCGGCTAATCCAAAGTTGCCCGAGTCTTGTAACGGGCGGAGGTAATTTGGCGCTTTGAACGGATCATATGGCCCAAACTCCGGGGCCGGAACATTGGGTTGCGCATAGTCAATATATCGCTTTGTCTGATCATAACCCGGAACCATGAATAATGGAAAGGGTGGCGGTGGAGTTGTAACCGGCTTTGTGGTTACAGGCTTTGTTGTAACGGGCTTAGTTGTTGTCGGCGCCTCTGTTGTTGTAACAGGCATCGATGTCGTTTCTGTGTAGCTCAACGTTGGTGGCCAAGGTATTGTTGGCGGCGGCGTCGTAAATGTCACGGTTTCCGTAACAGTTACCGTCGGTGTCGGCGTCGTAATAACAAGCGTTGGCGTGAACGTAATCGATATCGTCTCGCTAGGCGTCTCTGAAATTTGTTTCGTGATGGACTGGCTTACCGTTTCTGAAATGGACTCGCTTACAGAGACCGTCTGGCTAATTGACTCTGAGATCGATTGGCTTATTGATGTGGTTACAGATATGGTGGGAGCAACAGTTTGACTGATGGGCTGGCTTACTGATTGCGATACCGATGCGCTCGCAGACTGACTTAACGATTCACTGATTGATATTGATTCGGACACGGATACGCGCTGGCTTGTGTCCAAGTTTTTAAGCTTCTCTGAAATAGAAGCGCTTTTTGATGCGGAAATAGAGCTAGATATATCTAGCGCCGCCGACTGGCTTAGAGACACTGATACTGATGCGCTTATGTTTTCTTTGGTATCCCTTTCTGCTTCTTCCGATATTGAGGCGCTCAAGCTCAAAGAGTTAGACAGGCTAATGCTCGCAGCAGCAGAAATTGAAGCACTGATGCTGGCGCTTGTATTACGCAATTGGCTAAGCCCTTGGCTCTCTACAACAGAGACAGATGTAGATATTGATGCGCTCTTCGATGCAGATACCGAATTGATTAGGCTTGTTGAGATTGATTGCGACAACGATTTGCTTATCGATGCCTGCTCGGATATGAATTGCTTATCCAGGATGGACAAAGACGTTGATTCGCTGATACTTACTGATCGTGATGCGCTCAAACTCTTTGATATCGACACCGACTCTGATTTGGAGGCAGAGATTTGTTCTGACAAAAACTGCTTGTCTAAAATAGAAAGCGATGTTGATTCGCTGATGCTTACCGATTTGGACGCGCTCAGACTTTGAGAGGTTGAGATAGATTGAGAAACACTAGCCGATATCGAAGCGGCCGTGGAAATAGATTGCGATACGCTTATAGAATTTGATACTGATACGGCTTTGGCCGCGTCTTCTTTAATTTTGTTGCTTATGCTTATCGATTCCGATATTGATTTGCTTGTGCTTACTCTGTCTGCTTCAGCCTTTGCCTCTGCTGCCAGCTTTTGAGACAAAGAAATTGAATTGCTTATGCTTATCCTATCTGCTTCTGCTTTGGCTTCTGCCGCCTGCTTTTGCGATAGTGAAATAGATTCACTGATACTGATTCTTTCAGCCTCTGCGTCTGCCGCTTGTTTTAATCTGATTGATTCTGATTGACTAAGTGATTGAGATACAGATGCAGCTTGGCGTGCGTCCTCAGCAATCCTTGCCCTATCCGCCTCTGCTTGAGCAGCGAGCTCCGATTCGCTCTTCCAGCCGCCTCTCTCAAGACCCATATTGACGTACGCATTAATGTCTGCGTCCGTCAGCCCCATATTTTTAAATGATGTTGCTGTAATTTTTTGTGAATTCAACCAAGATATTTTTTGCTCGGGTGTGTAGTTACCCCATTTAGCAGGTATGTTAATAATCGTACCGTTAGGCGATGTCCATGGAGTGGTTGCGCTCTCTTCTGCAATTTCCGCTTCGGACTTCCAAACGCCTCTGTTTAGGCCTAACTCAACGTAAGCAGAAATATCAGCGTCTGACAGCCCAAGACTTTTGAATTTTTCGGCATCTATTTTGTTGTCATTAAGCCAGTCAATTTTTTGTTCGTTTGTGTATTCGCTCCACAGTTTGGGTATTTTTAATACCTCCCCGTTTGGAGCCGTCCAATCAACAACAGCCCTCTCGTCCGCCTCTCTTTCTGCGGCGCGTCTTATTCTTTCTGCATCCTCAGCATTTTTTAAAGCG